CAAGGCCCGTGCCGGGAATCATGAAACGCACAGTTAGCCAGCGAAAGCTGTCCCGCTCCTCGATGATGATGCCCTTCCACTTCCAAAGCCGGTGGACGACGATTTCGCCGGGCAAATCCCAGCATTCACCGCAATCGCAAGTCATGCGGCACCTCTTTTCGGTGCGCGGTGGTAAGTGACTGGCGCGCTGGAAACGTAACGGCCGTCAATAAGACGTGCCGAAGCACGCGCCTCTGCTTTTTGCGCAGCCGTCCGGTAAGGCTTGCGGTTTGTCATGTCCCGCTCGCCCGTTCGTGTATATTTCGTTTTCAAGATTGCCTCCTCGTCGGGAGGTTAATCGTCGGCCCCGTCATCCTCGCGGTCGGCCCGTCTCGTAAGGCTAGTGGACTGTGCCTGTATATGGACCGTCCAGAATGGTTATGCGGGGCAGCGAGACATAGATGTCCATGCAACCTCCCGAATAACCGCCGTTATAAGTTGTGCGGCGCACAACGGTGCTTGGGGTAGGCTTTGGCGCCGGGAGCGTGGGCGATCTTTCCGAAAGCAGCGACCAGGCGTGGCCTCTGGTAATGCCCATCAGTTCCGCAATCTTCCCAAATGACGCGCCTTTTTTACGGTGCGCGGCGGCAGTTGCCTGCAGTTCGTGCCTTGATGAATGCTGCATGTCTCCTCGTATGGTTGGTGATGGTTGACAAGCGCCGCATCTAACGGCATCTGTCTGGTCGCGCGGGGTGGTACCTGCGAAGGAAATCGCGGCGTAGAAGCGGCTTCGGCCCTCCTCGTGTTAACCGCGACGTACGGGCAGGCTGGGGTAACGGGTGGTGCCGACCCATAACAGCCTGCTTTATTGTTTACTTCCGCTTTCGCATTTCGGCGTTGGATTGCGGCGCCAGCCTGGGAATAGCGAAAGCACCGCCGACGTTTCAGTCGGCAGTGTCCCTGATGATTTCTATGGCGGCACTTCAACGAGAGCCGGTTCGCTTCTGTCGGCAACTTTCGTCATTCGCTCTCTCCTCTATTTCAATTGCGCCTTAGCGCGGCTTCTATCTGTTGAGTGCCGATATCCTTGGGAGGATGTTTTCTGGCATCATGAGGTAGACCCTCCTTCGAACTGTCCGGCGTCTTATGCGTCGGTTGATGAGGTGTATATATGACAGATTCGCATCTATGTCAACAAATGATGACATATTCGCACGTTACATTTCCACAACAATATGCGAAAAGCCCATCATGGATAAGGATTTCGCGTTTCGCCTTAAAACTGCGCGCGTTGCGCGTGATATGAGCCAAGCCCAGCTTGCCGACCTTGTTGGTCGCGACAAGTCTGCAATAAGCTTGCTCGAAAGCGGTAAGCGCGGAGCTAGCGTCGAATTCGTAGCCCGACTAGCAAAAGCCTTGAGCGTGCGTGAGGATTGGCTTGCTTTCGAAAAAGGCGACATGATTAGCCAGGAAGAGCGGGCAGAACTTGAGCGCCCTGCCGATATATTCACGCCGAAGCTAATCCCCGGCAATGAGCTGGTAGGCGATCAGCGCGACCTCCCCGTCTATGCAGCAGCCAAGGGCGGTGACGGGCACGTAATTATTACGTTCGACCCAATCAGCTATATGAAGATGCCCGCCGTCCTGCAGGGCGTTAAAGGTGGATACGGCCTGCTTCTCTCGGGAGAATCCATGGTCCCGGCCTATCGTCCTGGCGAAACGGCGCTCGTGAACCCCAATCTGCCGCCGATGCGTGACGAAGATGTGATCCTTTATCACACTAGCGAAATGGACGAGAACGAAGCAATTATTAAGCGACTCGTTGGCTACAACGATCGCGAATGGATGCTTGAGCAGTATAATCCACACAAGGAATTCAAAGAGTTCCGCGCTGATTGGCCCGTATGCCATCGTGTTGTAGGGAAATACAACACGCGCTGACTAGCCGTTTGCGGCCTCAAGGACGGTCTCTGGCACACGTCCGAACATTGCAATCACTTCGGCCTGATTATTCCAGCGATAGACCGCAATGACTGCGGGCTTTATTGGCGCGAGTCTCTCCGCCAACCTCACAGCCTGATCTTCGTTTTCAACTTCGATCGGATTGTCAGGAATGATTCCCCACCGGCACTCGGTGAAGGATTGAACGACAAATAACGCAGCCATCCGCCTCTCCTTGGTACGAGACTAAGGATTCCACCTGTTTCGGAACATTTCAAGAACAATTTACAGTTAATAAACCATATCATTTCTCATGATGTGTTTTTGTCATCATCAGGCGTTGACATTTGTTGACTATTTCGCATATAACGATGACACCACAGCACGAAGAAGCGACCGACGCCGATCTGCTGACCGCCGACCAAAACACGAGGAGACTGCAATTATGGAACCCACCAAGAGAAGAAGAAGCCCCAAGCCTCGCCCGAATGAAATCATCGGCGGCGGATTCTTTGTATTCCGCCGCGGCAAGAAGACTGGCCGGGTTGGAATCTTCACCGCCATGCCATACGAGCACGGCTCGTTTGAACAGGCCTTAGCCGAGGCGACACGCTTGGCTGCCCTGTGTCCCGGCGAGACGTTTGAAGTTTTCCAGACGAGCGGCGCCGTAGCTTGCTGCACGCCGGTAGTGCTGGCGGAGGCTGCTTAAAATGGAGCGGAATCCCACCACCGAGCTCGAAGCCGCGCCTCTCCCACGCGGACAGAAAAACATCGTCGACGCGCTGGCAGCGATTTATCCGCGCCGCATTTACATCAACGACCTCGTCGACAACGTCTATGCTTTCGATCCGAACGGCGGTCCTGATGGCGCCCAAAACGTTGTGCGAGTTCAAATCAGCCAACTTCGTAAGCGCCTGCCTTCCTATGGCTGGACGATCCCGATGAACCATCGGGGCGCCGGAAACCACGGTTATTACCGCCTTGAACCCATCGCAAACGACAACGTAGTGGCGGCGGAGCGGGCCGCAACAAACCGGAGGGCAGCAGCATGAACCGCGCGCTCCTGGAAATGCTCGCCGACGATGAGTTCGAAACGGAAACCGACGCACCGAAGGCCGGCAATGTCGAGCCTATGCGCCGCCCTGACTACAAGGCTAGGAAACATGGCCGCCCACAGCCGTGGCTACGCTATGCGGCACGAGAAGCGGTCGAGATGACCGTCGTTGTAGCCTTTTGCGTTGCTGTATGCGGCGTTGGATTGGGGCTTGTAGCATGAGGCGCGAAAGATAGCGACGGGGCGCTTAAGCCCCCGAACCTCAAAGAATGACAGCCTTGCGCGTTTTTGCGCCACGGCATTTTTGCACCCACCAAACACGAGGAGACCCCATGTCCAGATCCATCACGCACGCCGTTACGGCGCCCATCCTGACCGCCACTGAATTTCAGCAACAGGGCACGACCGCCGCGCAGGTCTTATCGATTTCGAAGGCCGTGCGCGCTCTTGGTTATCACACTGAAGCTGAGACGCTGCGCGACACTGCTTTCGAATTGGCGCGCATTACTGGCGTTCGGTTCCGCTACGGCGCTCCCCGCCAGCGTCGCAATCCAGCCAATGACAACCGCCGCCGGATGCGGAGGGCAGTGTGATGACGCCGAAGCAAAAGTACGACGAACGTAAGAGGCTGCGAACCGAGCGCCTATTGCGCGATGAACAGCGCGCCAAAGATGCTCGTGATCGTGACGACGATGTGGAAGAGCGTATGACACGTTTGCTGGTTGCCTTTGAACGTATCGCTGACGTCATGGAGTTGTGGGCAGACCTTCAAGAACATGGGACGCGCCCATGACAGTCATCATATCGGACGAGGCCGTGAATATCGCCCTCAACACTTGGCTCGGTGGTATTCCTGCGTGGCGCAACGATGCCACGGAGCGTCTCAGAACAGAGATGCGCGCCGCCCTCACCGCAGCTCTCCCCTTCCTCCCCGTGCAAGGGGCTGTGAAGAAGCTGGCTTGGGGACCTGTGAGTGAGAACGGCAACGACATTCAATCGTTTTCCACGCTAGGAAAATACGTGATCAGCATTGATGACGCCCCGGCTGGAGGCACCCATTACCTGTGGATAGCGGGTCAGTCAGATAGCAGTGATTACCATTCTTCATATCAGAACATGTTTGAAGCCAAAGCTGCCGCACAGGCCGACTATGAGGCTCGCATCCTCTCCGCGCTTGAGCCTTCCGCTGGCGATATGGGAAATCCCATAACGCTCGATATCGGAAAGCCGATAACGGCCCCTTCCGCAGCGCGTGAGCTGGCGTTGGAGGAAGCGGCGCATAACCTGATCAACGAACTATCCGGTAATCCAGGAGAGTTGATTGACAAGATGGCCGAGGCCATCCGGGATTGGGGGTCGCACTACGACGACGGCCCCTGGGAAACACTTCCTGAGGATCGTAAAGCCGGCTGGCGCGGTGACGCTGAACGCGCCCTTGCAGCAGTCAAGGAATACTTGACAACTCGCGCCCTATCCTCCCCGGACCATGCCGACGCCGGTAAGGTCGAGGGGGATGGGTGGCTGCCGATTGAGAGCGCGCCGAAGGATGGGACAGTCATCGACCTTTGGTCTGATGAGTATGGACGGCTGACCGACTGCTATTGGGGCGCTCCGATGGCTTACGAAGGCGGAGAAACCGGCTGGGTTCACGCGCACTCCAACGAATGGGCGGAAAGTCCTGACGAGTTCGTCCACTGGCGTCCGCTGCCTCTCCCTCCCGTCAAAGGAGGCCAAAATGGTTGAGTTTTGGAAACCTGTGGTCAGGTGGGAAGGATTATATGAAGTGTCGAACCTTGGGCGTGTTCGGTCCGTTAGCCGTTTGATCAAAAAACAAGACGGATCACTACAGCGCTTTCGCGCGCATCTTCTGACGGCTCGAAAGAATGGCACCGGTTACCTTACAGTTAGCCTATCCGATCTCTCGAATGGACGAAAAGCAACGGCTCGCGTTCATCGACTGGTAGCCGAAGCGTTCATCCCCAATCCTCTGGCTCTCCCAGAGGTGAACCATATCGACAGCGACAGAACAAATGCACGAGTTGATAACTTAGAGTGGGTAACGCCGTCTCAGAATAGATACCACGGTTATCATTTCGGAGCAGTTAGGCTTCCTCACAGAAAGGGCGAGTTAACTAATTCTGCGAAACTTTCACCACCAAAGGTCATTGAAATCAAGGAACTCGCGTTTCGAGGGCTTTCATCCCGTCAGATAGCAAGAAGGTTCGACGTAGATAAGAGCACGGTTTTGCGTGTTCTTCACGGGAGCACTTGGGCGCATGTGTCCCCCTCTGCACCATCGGAGGGCGCGGAATGACATATTTTCTCGTGATATGCGCTGGGATTTCAGCCATGGGATGCGGGGTTTATGAACGCTCACAACCCATGACCAGAGAAGATTGCCTTCTCGCTCTCGATCATCTGCGTTTCGACGTGGACAACCCCGGCTCGAGTCGTCGCTCTGCCTATGCTTACTGTGCACCTACCGCACCATCAGGAGGCGACCGTCATGGCGAGTGAACTGATCGCAGAGGCTATCACTGACTATTTCGGCGAGCGCTGCTTAGACTATGCCGAGGGATGCCCGACCTGTGAAGCGTGGGCCGAATATGACCGCTGGAACACCCGCGCCGCCCCTGCCGCTACAGATACGGGACTGGAGACGGTGGCTTTTCAACATAGGCGCATTGATAAATACGGCGTTGTCGGTGACTGGCGTCCGTATAAGCGTGATCTTTTTGGAAGTGACAGGATTGAAAGCCGCGAACTCGTCACCCGCTCGCAGGCTGAGGAGATATTGGCGGCGGAACGGGCAAGAGCGGATGCTAATTTCGACAAAGTAATTGAGCAGGCCAAGCGCGCCGAGAAAGCCGAAGCCGACAACGCGGCGAAGGATGCGCGGATTAAGGAGTTGGAGGAAGAGGTTGAATGGGCGCAAAACGCAGTCCTAGCGCGTCAGCGTCACGCAGAAGCACGGTGTGAAGCCCTCGAAGCCAAGCTCGCGGCTGCTGAAAAGGCGCTGGAAACCTATAGGTCTACTGTGAAGGGTGTTTGTGAAAGTCAACGAGGTACAAAATGGGGGAAGGCCGCTGAATGTATTTTCGATGCCATTGAACGAGCCGTGCTGGAGGTGAAGTCGTCATGATGAGATTGATACTAGGCGCAACCATAACCGCTGTGTTTCTGGGCCTCACAATTATGTTCGCACTGGCCCCGAATACCGACCTGAAATGGCTCGTCGGCGCTGGCTTTCTTCTGCTTTTCGCCCAACGCGAATTTCACAGGGATATGGACAAATGACCGACCTCATTACCCGCCTCTCCAAGCTAGACGCGCCAACCGGGGCCGATCTCATGCAGCTATGCTGGGCAATAACGGAAGAACGCCTCAAGCCAGTCCGCGCCCTCTTGCGCGCAAAGGAGGCATCGAATGCCTGATGTCATCGCAATCTTCCATGAGGCCGTGAAAAAGGGATGGCCTGATTTTACCCGACGCAATGCCAGCGACTTTCTACGGAGCTATTTCGGCAAAGAATATCGAAGCATCAGTCCAGAGCGGGCAAAGCTCGTCGCTCAAGAATACCTCGATGAATATGGCGTTGCAGCCGACTATGAGCAGGAGGCCAACCATGCCGAGTAAGGAACGACAGGAGCTTATTGAAACCGTAGCGCAGAAGATGCAGGCGAATTTGTCTGGCGGGCGCGTGGAATGGGATCGCCTACACGGCCAAGTGAAGAAAGATTTTCTCGATATGGCAGAGGTAGCAGTTGATGCCATCCTCGCCGCTCTACAGGAGCCGAAACCCGAAATGGTGATCGCATACGACAATGCGCAGAAACATGGCATCTTCGATTTTACCGGATATGCCGCGTTCCTCGCCGCCTCCGCACTTGGGGAGAAGAGCGAATGAAGCTGACAGCGAAATGGCACAACGGCGATGAAAGCCGCGAAATGGCTCGCGCTGACAATTGGGTAATGGTTCGTCGCCCCGGCTGCATCCCTTACACTATGTCTGCAAAAGAATGGGATGCGCTCCCATCGGTCGAAGTAGGTCGAGCGCTACATGCTGAGTATCGCCAAGCCCTGAAAGGCGGTTCCGAATGAAGCTGACGCGCAACCAAAAACGCATGCTATCCCTTCTATGCGAGGAACCAGAAATATTCGCATGGAAATCTCGCTCAAACGGGAAAATCGTTGATTGCTTTGGGCCACCTGAAAACTGGACCGTTATGCAAGCCAAAAAAATTAAACGCGATGCGACCGGGAAAACCATCGGTTATAAAACGGTGTCCATAACCGCAGACGAGCATTTTGCGATGCTTAATGCTGGTCTGACTGCATCATGCGCGATCACCGAAGCAGGCCGCGCCGCACTGCGGGAAAGGGAGTGAGGATGTCAGCTGATAACGACAATCGACCTCGAATACGCCGCAAGGATGTTCCTAACTATCTTCGAGCGGTCCACGGAATCGATATATCACTAGCCACACTGAACACGATGGCGACCCGCGGGGGTGGACCGATAATGCAATATATGGGTCGAATCCCACTTTACCATAAAGATGATCTGGACGCTTGGGTTGCTACACGCCTTTCCGCTCCGGTGCGGTCAACTTCTGCGCGATAAAGTAACGTATCACTCCGAAGTGGCCGGTTTGCCGTCTAGCAGGTCTGCTATTCTTTTCGACACTTGATCTGCTGCCGAAACCAGGGCCTTGTCAGCTACGTGCGCATACCTCGCAGTCACACCTGGAACCGAATGGCCAAGCAGCCCGGCAATAGTCAGTTCTGAGTATCCCATTTCGGCGGCTACCGATGCAAATGTATGCCGCATCACGTGAAGGCTTACGCCTTCAATTTTCGCCCTGGCGCAAAGTCTTTCAAGCACACGCGGCAACCCTACAAAATGCCCCTCTCCGCGCTCTGATGGGAAAACCCATCCGTTTTTACTTTCAATGCCAGCGACAGCATCAAAGGCTTTCTGCCCGATTGGGCGTATCTGCGCACCTGTTTTTGTGTCGCCAAATCGTATCGAACCCTTCTCAGGGTCGAGCCACTTTTCCGGTAGCGCGAGAGCTTCCATGCGCCGGCATCCTGAGAGCATCAGGAAGCGCACGGCAGCCAGGGCCACTTCAGATTCGTCGTCAGCCTCGCGCATCGCTTTGCCGAGGCGGGAAATTTCTTCGTTCGACAGAAAGCGATCCTTTTTCCCCGCCTTAGGCTTCTTGACCCCGCGAACAACGTTCTCAGTCACCACAAGGCCATTCTTGGCGAACTCAAGTACCGTGCCGAATATTGTTATTGCGCGCGCCGCTGCTGCCTTTCCCCCAGTCGTGACGCCACCCCTTCCTTGACGCTCCTTCGCCGTCTTCCCAGCGACTATATCGGCTTGCAGCTTGATAATGTCCGCACGGGTCAGACCCGCAACTGTGCGGCTTCCTATTAGCGGCTTAATATGAGTGCGGAGCTGGCCTTCGTTGACGGAATATGTGTTCGGCTTCAACCTGGGCTTGGCATCTTCAAGGTATAGGTCGCACAGTTCCGCTACTGTAATAGATTGGCGAAGCCGAGCCCTTTCCGCTGACGGATCGTTGCCCTTGAATACTTCGCCCATTTTCTCTCGGGCTAACTGGCGCGCTTCATCGGGCGTCAGAGTACCGACGCGGCCTAGCGCCATTTTTCGTTGTCGGCCTTCGGAATTGCGATACTTGATGATATAAGAGCCGACGCCGGACGGCATTATGCGGACGCCGAAGCCTTTTAGCTCGCTGTCCCAAAGATACTGTTCGCCCGTTTCGGACGGCTCAAGAGCGTCGATTATACGCTTAGTCAGCTTTGGCAATTTGACCCCATCATTAACTTTCGCGGAACCACGGCGGAACCAACTGAAAGCAAATTCGAGCGAACCATGTCAATCACCAGCAAAATGCAGCAAACGTTAAACCGTTGATTTTGCTTATTTTAACAAGCGCAATAAAATTGTGACAAACTCGAACAAACGATATATTCTAAATTTCGTAATGATGGGGTCGCGTGTTCGAGTCACGCAAGCGGCACCAGTTTTCTTAAAAAAATCAAAGTCTTAAGAATTTCCAGTCTGGCACTTGGCGCCACTTTTTCGCGTTGGTAGCCACCTAGTAGCCACCGATCACTGAAACATACTGCATCGAATTGAACGTTGACGATTTGTCACTATGTTCTCGCGGATATGCGTTCATCGATCCAAGCGTCTACTTCGGCACGGACGTATGCCACTCGCTTTACGCCTATTTGTACAGGTTTCGGAAATTGCCCCTCCTTTGCCATTGCAGCCAGCAACGTACGCGAAATCGTCGTGGCCTGACTGGCTTCTTTCGGCGACATCAGTCGGGTTTTTGTTTCTGTCAGATCATCCATTGCAAGCTCCGTTTAGTTGAATTTAGCCCCGACCACCGACTCGGCAGGCGGGGCGTTTCATTAAAGCTTGATATGCGCGGTACGCGGACTGCGACAGAGCGCGTCTAGAATTACCGACTTGAATTCCGGGCTTTTCACCAGATCGTCGTAAAGCTCTTCTGGATCGAGACGCACCGTCAGATGCTCGATAGTTTTTGCCAAGTCCGATCGCGGGCTTGTCGCCTCTGCGATGCTTTCAGTCCAGCTTTTGCAGGCTTTGGAGAATGTTTCGCCAACATGCTTGCGCGGATCGAACAGTGGCACTTCGGTGTGCACGTCATCCTTGAAGGAAGACTTCGCGACCTTCGCCGAAAGAGCCAGAACATCGCGCCGGAGCGTACCGATCCTCGAATCCAAGAACTGCATGAGTTCGCCAACACCCTTGTTGATAGCTTCGTAATCGATCTCAGCAGTCTTCATACAGACGCTGCCGTCTTCGTCGACCTTGAATGGTTCAATCGGCTCAGCCGTAAACGTCAGCTTTCCGCCCATCCATTCCTTATACGTTCGATATCCATCAACAGGGCCAATCGCTATGATCTTGGCAATCAGGTCTTGGATGGTCTGCTTTTTTGTTCGTTCTTCATAGTCATTCCTCGTTTTGGTGGCGATTGACACATGACGTGGTGAAGGCCATATGCCGGTTGTCGGGGTGGTACCCGGAAGAAACGCCAAGACTGGTGGCTTTTAGTCTCCTCGTGTCCTTGGCTAGTACGGAGGACGGGGTGTTTCGGGGTGGTGCCTGAAACTGTACCCCGTCCTTTTTTGTCTCCGGCCCGAAGGCCGAAAACAGCGCGTAATCCTCGTGCTTTTGGTCTGCCGAACGGTTGGTAAGGCCGCCGGGAATGGGAGCGCTTACACGCTTCCCGTCTTGCCGCCATCGGGACGGCAAGGGATGGAGCCCGCCGCAGGAAACGAACCTGCATCATCCATTACGGTTAGCGCTTTAGAAGAGCGCACCGATACGCGGGCAATCTTGCTAGCGTCGACAGTGGCGCCATAATTCGCGGACTATCGTCCAGCCTGCACTGCCGACGGCCACTCCAAGGAAATAGGACGGCAGATCAATCATGACTTCCTCCCCTTCCCCTTCACGCGGCTTGCCAGCGCTTTCAGGTACGCGGGCTCTTTCTTGGGTGGCTTTACGTTTTCCTTCAGTGTTCGCTTCTCTGCCGCACTCATGCTGCCACCTGCTCAGGCTCTCCGTCCTCGGAGAGTTCTTTCTGCCAAGCCGCAAGGGCGCGGTTCATTCGCTCCGTGGCCGAAACTAGCTGGCGGGCAAGAAAGTCCTGCCTCACATCGTCCTTGTCGAAAAGATCGCCGATAATCAGCGAAAGGGCCGTGGCGTCGTTGATTGCCTGTACAAGGCGTTCCTGCGGGGTCATGATGCTTCCTTAAACTTGATGCCGGTGATGTTCTTGCGCAGGATGTCTGCGCGCAGGGTGATTTCGTTCTCGCCGCCGTGGCGCAAATCCCACGCTTTGATTTCAGGATGGTACTGTCCAAGAACGTATGACTTGCCGCCCATGAATACCGTCGCCCCTTCGTGGAAGATGTCGTCGCCGAAGTCCGGAAGTGGCGGCGCCGCTTTCACAACTGTTGGCCATGCGTCGCTTAGCGCCTCGCACAATCGCCGGTAATTGTAATGCAGCGGGTTAGTCGCCTTGCTAGCGATGTGCCCCTCGGTCAGAGCTTCAATCACGTCGATTGCGCATGAAAGCTGGCCCAGGGCATCATCCATTTCAAAGAATGTCTGTCTCGCCGTTTCGAGTGCATTCACGTAACTTTCAAGTCCGGTCATGACAAATCCCCCTCGATCACCCGTCCGCCGCGAATAGGCGCATCGATGACCATCCCCACGACAATCACGCTGTTCCGAGCAACGCCACCATGCGGTGACTTAAAGCGCTGTCCCAGCGCCGTCCTGGCACCGAAGGGACGAAAACCGATGTGTTCCTGTTCGACTTTCATCAGGCGAATGCGTCCATCGTGTTCGATGATTACGGCGCGCCCAGTTTCGTCATAGCGGTTGATATCGACCCAGACGGCTTCGCCATCGATAACCATTGCGCAAAGGTTGCGCGGCTGATGGTGTCTGGCCCGTAGCGGCATATTGCTAGCAATGGGCAAGCCGGTGGCGTTTGCTGGCACGGTGTGCTGCATGATGGTATCTCCTCGTTTTTCAGTATTGCTGGCGGCTACCGGTTAGCGGTGCGGCGCCATTCTAGATAAAGATGCTTGATTAGAAGCTTTTCAGCGTACCGGGCTGCTCGCCTGACTACGTGCTCACTGTAGGACTCTTTGCCCTTGGCGCTTTCCGCGACTGGCACGTCGAGCCGACCGGCATACATCCGCGCACGCTCCGCAAAGACCTGCTGGTAGAGCGTCAGATCATGGTTGGTGCGGACGCTCTCACCGAAGAGTGGCCGCCACATGCCTTGCGCTCCAATAATGTTTGCTCGCATGTTCCAGCTGACCGAACGCCGCTGGCGGTTGTAACCGTGCGTGATCCAGTCGTCCGCGGAAGCGTTCTTGCCGGGATTGCCCTGCCGGTTGCCGTCGATCACTGCGAGGCCGAGCCGCTTCCACACAGCAGACACTGACTTGTAAGTGCCGATGTCGCCGCATTCGCCGACAATGGCGGCGAATGAAATGTCGCCGAAGCCTCGCACCGATTTTACCCATGGATAGACTGGCAGACGCTTCGCGGCCTTCACAAGCTGTCTTTCATAAACTGCACGCTGTTCGTCGAGTGGTCTCCCAGCATGCAGATACGGCGCAACATAGTCGTGCAGATCATGCAAGGGATCGGCTGCTGCGGCCTTGTAGATCGTCGCATAGCGCGCCTTGGCCTTTTCCTTCGGCGTTTCGTCAGCCGGCACGAGCAAGCGGATAACAGCCTGCCCTTGCAAGGAAAGCTTCGTCTGCGCCTTGATCGCATTCTGCCGCAAGCGATGCAGCGTTACGATCTCGGCAATCGTCGCCGTGATATCCGGCGCCGGGCTATACGGCTCCAGGTGAACCGCAGCGCATAATTCCGATGGGCTGACTGCTATGTTCATTTCATTCTCCTCGGATGGGGTGCAGACAGATGGGCGTCGCCATTATGGGTTGCGGTTCATGATTGGCCGCATCTGTCGGCAACGGATGATTGGGGAGGCGTTCAATGATTGGTTTTCATGCTTTTGATGGCCGTCCCCAAAACTGTTCAAACCTCACTGGCGTCAGCGTCGGCTTTCATCCGCTCGAGATCGCCCGGCGAAACCGCCTCGCCGACTTTTGCCGCACCAGCGGCATAGCCAACCGACCGCAAGAACCGGGCGTTGCGAACAGCCGTCGCGCCCTTGGCAAGCTCAATCTCGGCGTGGCCTATGATTTCGGTGCCAGTCCATTCGCGCAGCGGCTTAGTGGTGCCTCCGATCGAATACAGCAGCTCGTATAGCGATGACTGCAAAGCGCCTTTCGCCAACACAAGCCTTTCGCGAGCCGCCTTCGCAGCATTCTGCATGCGCTCCGGAGCTTTCAAGAATGGCTCTGAAATGGTTGCGGCGCGCTCACTTAGGATAGCCGCACGCTGGACTTGGGGAACCTCCGCCAGCAGCTTACGGGCGGCATAGAAAAGCATCTCTCCGCGAGCGCTGGCGTCAGCTTCGCCAAAGCTGGCGAAAGCCGCTGCGGCACGGTTCATGTCACCGTCTGCCTGCATAAGCATATCGCGGGCAATCGCCGAAAGCGTGATCGGCTTTGATGCTGTCTGGGTTGCTGTTGGCATGGTGGGCTCCTCTTGTGGTGTTCCTGATCGGTCGGGCGTCGCAATGCTGGGCTGCGATGGACCTCTGGCCGCGACCGATCAGGAATTAGTAATCTGGTAACTATGCGAATTGGTTTGCGTTGAACCAAATCACTAAGTATGCATAATAAGTGCAACACTGCATTAATCATGTCAACATAAAAAATGCAATTAGGATTGTTTTATGATTACTCCGGCCCAATGCCGTGCAGCTCGCGCCTTGATTGAATGGTCTAGAGACGACTTGGCATCGGCTTGTGCCGTCGCCCTAAGGACGATCGTCGATTTCGAACGAGGTGCTCGGGAGCCGCGGAGGGTGACGCTTTACGCGATCCGCGATGCCCTTGAAGCGGCCGGCGTAATATTCATCGATCAGAACGGAAATGGGCCAGGCGTTCGGCTGAAGGAGAGACAATAAAGTACTTGATCTAACGTGATCTGCCATTTTATCGTCCCTCATCATCGGAGGGCGAATGATGGGGAATATTGCTCAGGCAATTGGTTACGTAATGATCGCGATTGGTGTCGTAACGGCTGGACTCGGCTTTATGGCCTACGAAACTGGCGGCATGATCGCAATTGTGTATGGCGCCAGCGCAGTCGTGTCGGGCGTAATAATATCCTGCCTCGGCCTTATCGTCGAAAACACCGCCTGCTCTGCAGCCGCCCAAGAGCGCATTGCGGAGAAGTTGGGGAACACGAATTGAAAGTTGGTGCAGCGTTATCAACGTATCGATGGTTTTCCTAGCATTGACGATAACGAACCGTAGTTGAAAGCTGCAGTTAATATGACTGCAGAGCCGTCCTTTGCAACGCAGCCCGGACCGAGTTAACAGCAGCTCCATTGCAGCCTTATTTGCTTTCGTCTCATAGAAGGCGTATCATAATTATCATGACAGTAATTGAAACGGGCGCTGTCGTTCAGGTTTCAAATGCCTGACCCGCAACAAAGGAGGACGAAATGTCTTCCATCGCGTTGAATTCCAGAAACATCACTATGATTTCGCGACTTCTAAGGGAGGCTCGCAAACCCGGCGACACACAAGATTTGCGCACTGATGCTGCACGTTATCTGGCGCGTCGATTTCAGGAGGGAACACGTGACGAAGGCCGGCTACAGATCGCCCTGACACAATTTATCAAAAAACATCGAAGAATGGCAAATGCCGTCGATCGTTGCGATGACGAAGGCGACGCAGTAAAAAGCGAAAAGTAATGGCCCTTTCATTTCCAAACCCCAGCAGAAGTTTCGATGATCTTGAGGTGGGCGTGCGATTTGTCGGCTACGATGGAATGACCTCGGTCCCATTTCTAATCGATAAGCCCGCCCTGGAGAAGAATGGCGCCATTGCAGCGACGGAATCATCGCTTCTTGCTGCCTTCGACGCCTCACGGAAACTGATCTACGATGCTGCTCGCGAGGTCTATTCACAGGCTCGGCAAACTTCCTATCGCATCACCGTGGAGGACATGAATTAGCTTTTTAGGCAACGATTGAGCCGGTCTGCCGTCGCAATTCAGCCTCAGTTGCTTTGCTCAAATTTAAAGCGCATGGTGCATGTCTCGACAGCTTTTGAAACGGGCGCTGTCGGTTGCGAGTGCATACTCCAGCCCCAATACAAGGAGGACGAAATGTCTTCCAAAATTATCAAGCCCTACTTTGGACCTACCGACTTTCGAATGATGCGTGAAATACTGCGACGCGCCGGCTATCGGCTTTACGATACCGCAGAAAACCGTGCCGCTCACATATTCGCAGCAAGGCTACTCATTCAGGAATTTCAATCTGGACGCTCATCATCGTGAGGGATACCGCAGGTTTCTCGGCAAGATGCCCGTAAGAATGTGGAAGTATCTCCAGCGGTGATTTGAACCATCACTGGACTGGTCCCGTAAAAGAATTAGTTAATTCCTCAAAAACAGGAAGTTTTCAAAATGCCCCGTGGTCAGAAAAGAAGTAACCGAGAAATAAGAAAGCCAAAGAAAGATAAGGTCAATGAGAAAAATGCGTCAACAGATGTTGTTGCAGGTCGCTTTAATACTCCTGCCAATGACTTGATCAAAACCAAACGGCATTAGTTATAGCTGTGTCTCCCACTTTGCTTGGTGAGGAGACACAACCTGTATCAGGATTTAATCATGCCAACATCTAAATTTAGTTCAATAGGCAATTTGTATTGCGAAGGAAAGAACCTCGGTTCTGTTAGCTACAGTATTTCCATACTCACGGAAGGCGAGAAGACGTTTACAAAGGGCGTCTTGTGGGCAAGCATGGATATACTCCGGTAGGCTTATCTAGGAGATCTTGTTCAATTATCATCGGAAAAAGGCAACGGTTTGCTGAACGTGGACGTAAAGAACGTCGGCACACATGGAAATGCTGACTTCATTATAGTTGGAAAGCAGACGTTTTAGGACGTTGCATACCAGTACTTAATAGACGTAGGAACCGAGCACCCACGCGACCAATCCGATGTCGATGCATATGATGAGAAACGCGATCAGATACACACTCAATTTACGATCCAAAGATTTTTGGGCTGACATTCTATCCTCGCCAGATTGATCACGTGTCATTGAGACGATGCCAGCCCGGTAAGCTCCTCGTGAAACAGGCCTCTCGATCCTTAATCGAAGTCGCCATATTCAGCTCAACGTCAGGAAACGCGGATTATCAGCCATGGGCCAACCTCAATCGGAGCCGCTTTCGAGGAGGCCATCGTAAGACCAAGGATTTTGCAGTGACTTGCGGGGCCGTATAGCCACCCTCATTCTCCCAGGCTTCCAGTTCTCTTTGATTGGATTGTGATAGCCGTTGGGCGCGGATTGCCAAAAGCATATCCAGCATCTGCACAGGATCATGGCTTCCGTCGCTGAA